CAGTTGCCAACTATTATGGCGTATACCTGACTGCCCCCACCGTCACGGGCACGCTGACAAACCGTTGGGCTATTTATAGCCTAGATGCGTCCTCCCCTAGCTATTTCGCAGGCAATCTTGGGGTTGGAACCGCTTCAACAGCTAACGCAAAAGTATCAATTTCAAGCGGCACTCACAACCTAGAATTGGATGTGATATCGGCCACTAGTTACGTAACCTCTTTTGATAGAGTAGGTCTTACTTGGAAGGACCTTCAAATTAGAGGTCTTGACGTAATTCTAACGTCGAACGGGGGAGAACGTGCTCGCGTGAAATCAACTGGTCAAGTTCGTTTTGTACCTCTGGCCGCAGCCCCATCCGGTGCTGAGAACGGAGACGTATACTATGACTCGACTACCAATAAACTGAGAGTGTATGCTGGCGGCGTCTGGACGGACCTGCACTAAATCTATAGGAGCCTGATTATGAGCACTGTATGGACTGTTGAGTGGTTGAACACTACTTCATCTATTGCTGTACCGCCGCTGTGCGTGGTGGAAGCCGGACTCCGCGTCACTGCCAGTGATAACGGCCAAGACTCTTCTATTACTACTAGCGCGTCGTTTGGCGGCCCCGGCGACCCCTTCATTCCGTACGAAGATCTGACTGAGGCTGATGTACTTGGCTGGGCTTGGGCTAATGGCGTAGATAAGGCCGCGTTGGAGGCCTCCGCACAGCAGCAACTTGACGCTGCAATAAACCCGCCCATCATCTCGTCGCCGCTGCCTTGGTAGTGATATGGGCAATGACGTCATCCTAACTCTATCCTTGGACGAGCTGAACGCAGTTCTGAACCTGCTGGGGGAGCTGCCGACCAAGACGGGGATCTACCCCGTGCTTATTAAGCTCAAACTGCAGGCAGAAGAGCAGCTGAAGAACATAGAGTCATGAGCTATCTGATTCCGGATATAGAGGATGCAGTACCGCTTCCTCCGTCCGCTACGATTGCCATGCCGGAACTTTCTCCGGCAGAAGAACTCGCTATGCGGGCTAGGACTATAAAGCTCCTATCAGATGCTACCGGCCAAGTTCTCGTGCCGACTGAAGCAGATCAGGATGCAGCCATGTCTATAGCTAAGGAAATGATGCAAAATCCGGCTATTCGTCCGGATTTTGCTAAATATAACGACGAGACAATGGCATATTTGGCTGGGATGGTTACCCAGCATAAGGTTCAGCTGGTCGATGAGCTGTCTGAACTTAAAATGTACGTGGTGAATAGGCTGATCAACGAGGTTGAGACCGCCACTAGCGCCAAAGATAGGATTAATGCCCTCTCTAAACTGGGGGATATTGATGGCGTGGATGCCTTTAAGCGTCGATCTGAGGTGACGCACGTCGTAAAACCCATGGAAGAGGTGGAAAAAGAGCTACTTTCCACGCTTGAAGCCCTGCGAATTAGCGTTGATGACGCAGATTACGCGGAATATACCGTTGTGGAGCCTCAAAATGGGGTATCGGACGGGGTATGAACGCCGTAGTAGCGCCGCAATCCACCAAATCACCTAAATTAACCCCTGCGCATATTGCTGCACTGCAAAAAGCACTGCCGACACTGCCAGATAAGCAGAAACGACAGGTTGCGGAGCTTCTAAAGCAGTATACGACGCAGCTTACGCAGCTAAAAGGCAAAGAATCCTTTCTGGATTTCATCCAGCACGTCTATCCCGGCTATATGGTGGGTCCACACCATAAGAAACTAGCCAAGATCTTTGAAGATATTGCCGCTGGGGTTAAAAAGCGGGTGATTGTCAATATCGCCCCGCGTCATGGCAAGTCGGAAATGATCTCTTACCTCGCTCCGGCGTGGTTCTTGGGCAAGTACCCACAGAAAAAGGTCATTATGGCCTCGCACACCGCCGATCTGGCGGTGAATTTCGGTCGCAGAGTCAGAAACCTAGTCGGATCAGACCTCTACCACGACATTTTCCCGCAGGTAGAGCTGCAGGCTGACAGTAAATCGGCCTCGCGCTGGGGAACGAACTATAACGGTGAGTATTTCGCTATCGGTGTTGGCGGTGCGCTAGCAGGACGAGGCGCGGACCTGTTCATTATTGACGACCCACACTCCGAACAGGAGGCCAAGCAGGGGCGTGCGGATGTGTTCAACCCTGCGTGGGAGTGGTTCCAGTCAGGCCCTGTGCAGCGGTTGATGCCGGGTGGTGCCATCATCGTCGTGATGACTCGCTGGTCGAAGCTGGACTTGACGGGGCAAATTATCGACCACATGACCAAGAACGATGACTCCGACCAGTGGGAGGTCATCGAGTTTCCGGCCATTCTCAACGATAAGCCTCTGTGGCCCGACTTCTGGTCACTGGACGAGTTGTTGGCTAAGAAAGCGTCGATGGACCCCCGCTACTGGCAAGCGCAGTACATGCAGGAGCCGACAGCGGAAGAAGGGGCGCTGATAAAAAGAGAGTGGTGGCAGGTATGGGAGGAGGACTCTCCGCCCGACTGCGAGTTCATCATCATGGCGCTTGACGCCGCGCAGGAGAAAAACACCCGAGCTGACTATAACGCCCTCACAACGTGGGGCGTGTTTATGAATGAGCATACGGGTGCGTATAACATCATCCTGCTCAATGCTATAAAGGAACGGCTGGAGTTTCCAGAGTTAAAAGCCTTAGTATTGGAAGAGTACACGGAGTGGGAACCTGATAGTTTCATCGTAGAGAAGAAGTCTAACGGTGCGGCGTTGTATCAAGAGATGCGGCGTATGGGCGTACCGTTGATGGAATTCACTCCCGGTAAAGGTCAGGACAAGATCTCGCGCGTGAATGCAGTGACAGATCTGTTCGCAGCGGGACTCGTCTGGGCACCGGATCGTCGTTGGGGTAGAGAAGTCATAGAAGAGTGCAACGATTTCCCTGCCGGGCGTAACGATGACTTGGTAGACTCTACAACATTGGCACTGCTCAGATTCAGGCAAGGCGGGTTTATACGCCTGCCGACAGACGAGCCGGAGCCGATACAGTGGTTCAAATCCGCCCGCGCTAGGTCGCGGGCTTATTACTAAGATCGCCTATGACGACACAGAAGCACATGGGCCGCCACAGCTTGCTGAAGCGGCTAACCGCGCAGGTTGGAGATGAGGGCAAGGCTAGAGCCATCCTCATCTCTCGTGGCCACATGACCGAGTCTGGGAAATTGACGGCTGAGGGACGCAAGCGTGATGCGATGACAGCCGAAGAGCGGGCGATAGACCGCGCGGCAAAACGCTCCGGTAGGCGTCCATCCGAGTATAAGTATGACCCTGCCAAGAATACGGCGCGGTTGAGGAGACGGTAATGGCTGTCGATAAAGCCCTGTACGCGGCCCCCATGGGTTTAGCATCTCTCCCAGATGATATGGAAGAGATCGAGATTGAGATTGTCGATCCCGAAGAGCTGAGCATCGAGGGTCCGGGCTTCTCTTTCCATATGGAGAAGGAAGACGAGGACGAAGAGAACTTTGACTTCAACCTTGCAGAAGAGATGGACGAGCAGGCGTTGGCCATGCTCGCGAGTGATCTGCTTGGGGACTACGAGGACGATCTGGCGTCGCGTAAGGATTGGCTCGACACCTATGTAAAAGGACTGAAGCTGCTGGGCCTCAAGTATGAGGAGCGCAGCGAGCCGTGGCCCGGTGCATGTGGGGTATACCACCCACTGCTCATGGAGAGCGCGATCAAGTTCCAGTCCGAGACGATCATGGAGACGTTCCCGGCAGCTGGGCCGGTGCGGACCAAGATCATTGGTAGAGAGACGCCGGAGAAGGCCGCCGCTGCACAGCGCGTGCAGGAGGACATGAACTATCAGCTGACTGAGGTGATGCAGGAGTATCGCCCCGAGCACGAGCGCATGCTGATGAGCTTGTGTCTGTCAGGCAACGCCTTCAAGAAGATCTATTATGACCCTGCCATGCAGCGCCAGACGGCTCTGTTCATTAGTGCAGAGGACATCATTGTCCCTTACGGGGCGGCGAACCTAGAGTCTGCGGAGCGCGTTACACACCGCATGCGTAAGACTAGGAATGACCTGCGTAAGTTGCAGGTTGCGGGCTTCTACCGTGATGTCGATTTGGGCGATCCCCAGCGCGTCATGGACGAAGTGGAGAAGCAGAAAGCCATTGACCAAGGCTTCTCGGCTTCCTTGGATGACCGTTTCCAGATCTTGGAGATGCACGTTGATCTCGATCTGGAAGGCTATGAAGACAAGGATGAAGACGGTCGTCCAACTGGGATCGCCCTACCCTACGTCGTCACTATTGAGAAAGGCTCTTCTACTGTTCTGGCTGTACGTCGGAATTGGCTTGAAGATGACGATATCAAGCAGCGTCGGCAACACTTCGTTCATTACGGCTACATTCCGGGCTTCGGGTTCTACTACTTTGGCCTGATCCATCTGATTGGCGGCCATACGCAGGCAGCTACTTCGTTGCTGCGTCAGCTTGTAGATGCGGGCACGCTGTCTAACCTCCCCGGTGGCCTCAAGGCCCGTGGCATGCGGGTCAAGAACGACGATACCCCCATCGCCCCCGGCGAGTTCCGTGATGTAGACCTGCCGTCCGGTGCGATCAGGGACAACATCCTGCCGCTTCCATATAAAGAGCCTAGCC